CGTCCGGGGACCGGTGTTCAGGTCTGGGTCCTTCTCAGGTACCCGTTTCAAGGAATTCCTCGTGTCGACAGGTCAGAAGACCCGTGGTGACGCGAACTCCTTTGAGTATGCAATCAAGACGTGGACGGGCGGAAACGCCCCTGACCACAAGACTGAGTGCAATTACACGATGAGTAGTTCGTGGTGGCTTAAAGAGCCCTACATCATCTACTGGGTTAATGGAGGTGGTGTTGCTTATTCCGGGAAGCCTTGGCAGCATGCAACAACGCTGTGGCATAACTGGAGCAGCAACGATGAACTTAAGGTCCTATCAAAGCTCGTAAACCAAATTCGAGGTCACGATTTTAACCTCGGGATAGTTGCGGCTGAAGGCCTGAAAACCATCAGTTCTATTAAGGATTCGGCATTAGCCGTTCTGGGTGCGTTCTACGCCGTCCGTCACGGACGAATCGATGACGCTCTCAGAATCTTCGCCCGGTTGGTTCAGGGCGCTGATATCCTAAGGAAGAACTACTCTCCTTCCAAGCTCTCGATTTCTGATATCGCGGAGATGTGGCTCGCGCTGAAATATGCGTGGCAGCCAATGCTCCAAGATATTCACGAGCTTGGTAAAGCTCTCGACAACAACTTCAAAGATGTCCGTGAGGTCACCTTTGTAGCACGCGCCACTGCAAAGTCTAATGCAACCAACGGGACGGATACCTATCCAACCTTTTGGGAGATGTCGGCAATGCGTGAATACCGCGTTACTGTTCGCGAGAGTATTTCTGTAGCTCGAAGTCTGGGACTTCAAAACCCGGCTTCAGTTATCTGGGAAGTTGTGCCGTACTCGTTTGTTGTTGATTGGTTTATACCAGTTGGCAGCTACCTCGATAATCTTGGCATGCTTTCCAACCTGTCAAAAACAGTGAATAGAACAACCGTAATGAGAAGTAAGTGCAGAGCTCGCTCGACACCTTGTCGAGCCGGCGGTATTTGGACTGGCCCACATGATTCATGGTGCTGTCCGCCCGTCGGGCTAAATGCCCTCACGTATCACAAAGGTTGGACTGTTCACGGTATGGAGATCTCGATGAGTCGTGAGACCAACGTTTCAATCAACGTCCCTTTACCTGGCCTAAAAAGCCTGGAACAGGCATTCGGGGTTGCTCATATACAAAATGCGGCAGCGCTAATTGGCGCAGCTATGAGCCGCGCACGAGGTCATTAACCACCTTTCTTTTGGAGTAATGATATATGTCCGCTCAAGCGAACATTACTGTTTTCGATGGGGCTGCAACGCCCGTCTCGCACACACTGAATCCGATCGGCACTAAAGCCGACCCGGCTCTTGGCGACATGGCAATGTGGCGCGAATCGCTTGCATCCGTTCCTCTGGGTGCTAACGCTCGCCTCACTACCTTCGTTAAGAAACTCAAATCCGGTGTGTCGCGCATCGAAATTCGCGTGGAGGTTCCAGTGATGGAGTCCGTCAGTGGCCAGAACGCCGCGGGTTACACCGCTGCGCCCAAGGTCGCCTACACGAATCAAGCTAGCGCTGTCTTCTACTTCTCTGACCGTGCGACCATTACGGATCGTCGGTTGGTTAAGCAGATGCTTACAAACGTCCTGAACAACGTCTCAACCTCGGTCGCAGCCCCTACAACGGGTCCTGCGGCGGAGCTTGTTGATCTGTCCATTACGGCATCGTGAGCACCAGCAACATTCTCATAGCCTTGGTTATCTTCACAGCTGGATTATACTTGCTGTGTGAGACCCATGGCTGTGAGTTCACAATCAGCATCCCGTTTAAGGAATGTAAAAATGCAAACTCTGAGTTGCAACTGGTTAGAGGCGCTTAGTGTAGACGGGTCTCTAGAATTACTTGAGGACCTGAGCGTCGTTCTCGCCGATCGTGGCGGGCGGGTGGGTTGGTACCTTTATACCTGTCTTCGTGACAGGAACTGGGACGCCCTCCTGGGGTACAACTTTGATTACGTAGCCGACTGGGATGTATCTCAGTTGATGGCATGCAGGCAGATTCAAGCCCTGTTTGCTAAAGCTCCTTTCTTGCCGGTTAAAACCGACACTGAACGTGAGGCTGCTGCGTTCTCGAAGTTCCTTGAGTCCGAGGCTTCTTGCTTGGAAACGAACCTTTTCTTTAGGAAGCTCTCTTCCGGAGATGTTTTATTACATCCGGACGCTGCCCGTATTCTCTACGGGGCTCAGCGGAAAATACGGAGAGTGCTAGGAACGAATGTTCCCCGCATGGAAGAATTCAAGTTTCGCTTCGGACCCGGTGCTACAACACGTATTAAAAAGACCGAGGCTACAGTCCAACAAAAACTGGCTGATAGTCTCACGTGTAGTGAACGTTTGGCACGGAGCCCGTGGTTACCTGAAATCCTCCGAAGTCTTCCACATATAAGTCTCGCTTTGTCTTCCAAGACAGGCGTGTACATCAGTGATGACTCGGACGAGGAAAGCTACTACGAAACCCTCGAGATGACAATCGAGGAAGGGCGCCTCGCGTTCGTCCCAAAGAATGCGATGATACATCGCGGGATTGACGTCCAACCTACTCTTAATACTTTAATACAGAGTGGAGTTGGCGACTGGCTCGCAAATCGCATCAAAGTCGTAGGGATCGACGTGCGTGATCAAACGCCTAACCAGCGTTGCGCGCGTGTGGGCAGCCTAACTGGCCTGCTTTCAACTATCGATCTTTCGTCAGCATCTGATACAGTGTCTACGGAGCTTGTACGATTCCTCCTTCCGGAGGAGTGGTATAGTTTCCTGAGGTCACTCACTGCAGATGTGGTCTATAAAGACCAAGACTTCAGACTCTCCCGTTTCTGCTCGATGGGGAATGGTTTTACGTTTCCCTTAGAGAGCTTGATTTTTTGGGCCATCTCCGCCACAGCCTGCGAAGGCCAAGCTGATCTGGTCCACGTTTACGGGGACGATATCATCGTACCAACCAACCGGTTCGGTGAGGTCGTTTACGGGTTGCGCGCTGCAGGATTCCAGGTTAACTGGAAGAAATCCTACAGTTCAACGCCATTCCGTGAGTCTTGCGGTTCTGACTACTACGCGGGATTTGATATTCGTCCGTACTATCTTGACCAAGACATGACGGGCGAAACGCTCTTCTCGATGCATAACTTCTTTTACAGGGCTCTAGACACCGAGCTCTGTGAGGTCATCTTGCGTCGAATTCCTGAACCACTTCGTCTTTTTGGGCCTGATGGTTATGGTGACGGTCACCTTCTGGGTGACTGGAATCCGTACACTAAGAGGGCCTTTCGGCGGTTTGGCTATGGGGGCGTGCTCTTTGATACCTATTGTCGTCTGGGACGTAAGACCATGTCGGTCTATCCGGGAGACTGGGTTTCCCCGCTCTACTCCATCTATGTAAGAGGAGAGAGTCTGACCGAGGTTCTTGCTGAGGAGACGCGGTTTGTGCTTTCGCTACGGACGTCGACAGGGCTTGTAAGTCCCTGGGCGCAGTCCAAAGTTGATGCATCAACTCCAATCGAATTTAGCAAGAACGGACGACCTTATTGGTCGTTGCCGGGAAGTGAGGGGTATGCAAAGAGATCGATCTACACGCATTCAAGGTGATTTATAGCCTTGAAGCTTCCGACCCGTAAGGGCGGAGGTTGGAGGGGGGTACCCATAACACATGGAGG